CCAAACCCGGTGGCGGTTCGGACAGGGTTGATGTTGGAATCGGCTGTGCCTGTGCCTGTGCCAGATGCTGTGCCTTGACGCTGTTTGAGGACGCTGCCTGAGGCTGTGCCGGAGCCTGTACCGGATGCTGAGGCTGTGGCGGTGAAGGTGGCGACACCGTTGTACGTGAGGTTAGACGCGTTGTAAGTGAAGTTTGCGTCGTTATACAGGTGCGCCATTACGTACCTGGAGCGATAGGCCAGTCCACCTCAGTTGAGGTGCTATTCAAAGTGTTCATCAGATCACGGAGCGATTGTCGATAGGTAGCCCACGCAACCTTGTCTACGGGGGAATCGGGGATCATCGTCCAGTCGGTTACGACAAGGAGATGGTTCCGATAGTTCCGTACCAATGAAAGGAATGGCGCATCAGGAAACGATGCTCGAAAATCGTCGAAAGTGAATGTTGGTGTCAGTTCGTCGCTCATAGTCAGGTCTTGATGATGTAGTTCAACACCAAATATGGTTGAAGGTTGTTGTGCGCTCCACCGCCACCCGTGTTCTGGTTCGTGGCAGTCTGGTTGTTGATGCTAATGGCAGTTGTATTCGCAGCCGTAGAGGAAAACGTTGCGAGAACGCCAGCAATAAGATAACCAATACTTCCACCCGCAGGCCCGCTAGTAAAAGCAAAGTTATGAACGTGCCCTGGGTCTGAGATGCCGTGGTTGTGTGCGTTCTGTGTGTGTGTGTGTGACGGCATTTCTGTGCTGGTCAGCGTATGTGTCTTCGCACCACCCGTCTCACCCAAAGCATCAAACTCAGTTTGCGCCGAATCCAAACCAACAGGCACACGGCCTTTTAGGTTTGGAAGGTTGAACGTAGTGCTACCGTTACCAGAACCGTATGTCGTCCCGATTGTAGCGAACAAAGCGGCATATGTGGTTCTACTCACAGCAGAACCGTCACACAACAACCAGTTTGTCGGAGCCGATGAACCAGCAAAAGGTGTAATCATGCCAGAAGGAAGCATCGTCGCAACCTTGTAGTCCAAACTGGAGGTGACGGCCGACCCATCCACCCCAACCTTCGCCTCCAACGCCTCAATAGCATCATTCGCATCAGCGTGCTGATCCGCATGAGACGGACTATTCAACGCCGACCCAGAAGTCGGATTAGTCAAACTGTCAAGACCAGAAGGAAAATTAGTAGCCACTTAGGGCCACCTCTCAATCCAACGTCAACGTCAACGAAGTGATCTGAAACGTGTCACCAGCCGTCACCCCAGCCGACGAAGACAACGCACCAGCAAACAAATTGTTTCCCGTCGTAGCCGAATCCCACAACGAAAAATGACTGTACGTTTCCGTAGCCGCCACATTCGTCCACTCCACCGTCGCAGACGACGACATCGACCCACTAGAAGCAGCCGAAAACGAAATAATCTTACGAGTCGTTTCCGTTGCCGCATTAGACGTACCGTTTTCGCCAGGATCACCCGTATGCAACTTCACATACACAGCCGACACAGCAAGCGACGTGTTACGCAAAGTATCCAACCAGGCGTTTTCCAAATAATTCGAAATCGACATTCTTCACCTCACTAAAGCCGAAAAGCCGGGGACACGGTAATTGTACCGCATCCCCGGCCTCACAGCGGGTTGACTCAGGATCAGACGAGCGAGCTGGACGACTCGATGCGACGGAGAGCCGCCTCACGGAATCGGCCGTAGCCACCCAGCCAATACCAACCGACCGGCTGGAAACGGTTGAGGGTGTCGGTGATCGGGCCGCGCACGACCTTCGGAACCGCACCGTTGCCGTCCTGCTGGCTGAACGCCTTAGCGATGGCCTGACGACCCATGATGTGTGTGCAGTACACCTCGACGGTTCCACCTTCGCCAGCGTTTTCGAACACCTTTGCTCGCGGGGTTTCGATGAAACGAACACCCTCGAACGCGCCGATCTCACCGTTGTAGATCATGCTGGTGTCCTGGTACACGTGCGGGTCACGCCACGCGGCTGCGCCAGTTTCCTTGCGGAAGTCGTAAGCCACGTCCGGGTGGATGTAGCCCATGTACAGGCCGTTGAACGTGGGGACGTTCGCGCCACGCAACTGGGCGGTCACCTTGCGGATATCGTTTGCCTCGATGATGTCCTCGGCCTGAACGGTCGCACGGCTTGACGGGGTGGTCGCTCCACCGCCAGCGAAAATCACGTTGCTTCCACCAGCAATCACGTCACGGACGATGCTGTCGATGGAAATTCCGGCGTTGTAACCGACCACGTTTGCGGCCACCTTGTCCACGTCGAGGAACGCGGTTCCGCGAAGCTTTGCGGTGGTGAGGACGGCGTTACCGTATTCCGCAAGGGTGACAGTCACCTGCGAGTCGGACATCGCCACAGCGGTCACGTCGGAGGTTTCGGTCAGCGCGGAAGTGGCGGCCGACAGGTCGTTGAAAATGGTGAAAGTCACCGACGCACCGGGCATCGCCTGGTTCGTGGGCTGAACTTCGACGGCCCCGTCGAACAGCAATTCGGAACGGAGGGCGAAGTACGCCAACCGGTCAAATGCTACCTGATCGACCGAAAGGGCAGAGGTATCTGTGTATGCCATGAGGGTTCACTCCTTCAAGTGAGATTGTTAGCCCTGCGACTGGCAGGTCAGTAGGGCTGTTGGGCTTGTTGTGCTTCGGCCAGCAGCATTTCGATTTCGGCTTGGCTGTTAGCCTTACCGATCCGTGTCATCAAATCGACGGGTGGCTCGCTGTTGTTGCCGGACGCGACCTTTGCGGTTCTGTCCCAGGCATCCTTCTCGGCGGCCTTAGTGTCATGGATGATCGCGGCTTCGATGGCGGCAGCTCTGATCGCATCCGCTGTGAGTTCACCGTCATATCCCTTCACGAAATACTTGGCCATTGGAAGGGTCGGATCGACTCCGGCCTTCACGAACGCCAGTTCGCGGGACGCTGCGGCGGCTTCATCAGCCTTTGCTTTCAGGGCTGCGTTCTCGGCTTCCAACTGCTTCATCCTCTCACGGAGAGGATTTCGGCCGGACTCCTGTTCATCGAGTTCGAGTTCGCTGTCCACTATGTACACTCCTTTGCCCAATCATCCCCCGGAGGCAGGGGATGATGCTGCTATGTCTCACCTTGCGGTGGTTCCTGCCTATTGGCATCAGAAAGAGTGTATCACATTATTTGGTTGATGCAACTATTGTCAGACGACAGACGATTGACCGTCCTGGCCGACTGAAAACCGACCCCCTCCAGCAAACGCGGCTTGACGTTCCGCTTGCCTCTTACGAAGACGCTGTTGCGCTGCGCCCGATGTCCCGAATACTGCACCGACCTGCTCCGCTTGGCTGATTTCCTCATCTTGTTCGCCAGCGATAGGCCGGAACAATTCTTGTGCCGACGCAATCGTCTGGAACCCTTGTCGAGCCTGTTCACCTGTCACACCAGCCTGCGCCAGTTCCTCGGCTTGCTGTTGGGTGACACCCAACCCGGCTTGCAACGTCCCCTCAGCGGCGATCTGTGCGGCCTGCGCCTGCTTCAACAACATCGGGGTCGCCTTCTGAGGATCAAGAAAGTAGGCGGCCAACTGGCTGTCGTCCACCCCGTACAAACGTCGCATTTCCTCGACAACCTGCGGGTCGGCTTCACGGACAGCCTGATACCCCTGGTTGATCCGCTGCGAGAACTCTTGGATTGACACGTCGCCGCCGATCAGACGAGAGAACGTTTCTGGGCTGGAGTAGAACTCTCGGGGCATCCCAGCCGACCGCAACGTCTGACGGTAGACGTTCTCCAACTGGATGTATTCCCCTTCTGAAAGAACGTTCAGACCGGCTTGCCGGCGTGTTTCGTTTCCTGCGAACCGTTGACGGTATTCGCTTGTTTGTCGGATACGGCCGACAAGAATGTTGGTGTCCAAAATGTTTTCTTGAAAAACCATTTCGTTCACAAACGAACTAAGTTGATTTAGTCCGTAGGAAGTCAAAGTTTGGGCGATGATCTCATACGCCGACTGCTGGCTTGCTCCCATGTCACTCATGTCATGCCTTCCCGAAAATGTTGGCCAACTGGTTTGTTACCTCGAACGCCCGCTGTTTGGCTTCGGTCGTGTATTCATACCCGAATGACCTGGTGTTACGCAAATATTTGCCCCATTCGTTGTAGTTCATGGGACGTGCTTCACCCCTGTCGGTAGTGAACGTGACGGCTTGCGCCCATCGAGGATCACCAAAGTCGATGGTTTCCGGGTTGATTTCGAGGATGCGGGCAGCAGTCTGACGGTACGGATCGGTGATCTCAGCAAACGTTTGACCAGCATCCAACTGTGCGCTGATCCCCGGATACAAGGCTTTTGCGGTGTTGAGCGCATACGTGTTGAATGACTGAAGGTTGTCCTTGCCGGTGGCAATTCTGTTCGTCCAACCGTTGAACGTTTCCTCCGACAGCGACACACCGTATTTAGCGGCGGTTTGCTTCAACTGTTGCCCAAAGAAACCGGTGGACAGTTGAGACATTGTGCCGGTGTTCTTGACAGCTTCAGCCCCCACGGAGTTTTGCAACGTTTGTTCGTCCCACCCGCCACGCAAACTGTTTTCCGACAGACGACTGATTGTCGCATCATCGAAGTTGACACCTAGGTTGCTGGCGAGGGTGCGGATGTCGTTGCTCCGCTTGTCGATCTGCTGTTGCGCGGAAGCAGGGTCGGTTTGCTTCAGCGTGTCCCAGGTGCGGGCTGACGCAGAGTTCGTTTTGAACCAGCTAGTTTGCTTCAGTTCGTACTCAAACTTTGCGTCTGACCAGTCGCCCTTGACGGCGTTCTCAATCAGGGTGGCGATTTCGGGGACGGACTCGATGATGGCGTAGTAGCCGCCGTATTGTTCTTTGGCGGCCTGCTTCCAGTCCACCGGGGCGGGGGTGGCCGTAGCAGTAGGAGGTTTAGTCGGTTTTTTCGGAGGACTTGTCCTAACCGTGTCATCAAACCGAAGGTTCAGACGGTTCAACGCCCGCCGTGTCTCAATATCAATTTCAGACATCACGCACCACCAATCGCGTTGAAGAACTTGTTGATATACCCCAACGTCTTATACGCAGAAGCCTCATCAGGAGCCTCCTGCTCTGCAAACTGTTCGGCAGCCACATCCGCAGACGCAGCCTGCACCATCGTCCCACCACCAGACGCACGACGCTGCTCAGCAATTTCCTCAGCTTGGAAAGCACGAACAAACCGGTCGGCTTCATCGTCGGTGAACGCTCGACCCAACGTCTGTTGGGCGACTTGACGGGCCACAGCTTTCAGATCGTCAGGGTTCGATTTGCGGTAGGTGCGACCGCTACCAGATGACACCAAAGTTTTACCAGCGAGGCGTTGCCCCAAATAGTTTCGAAAAGTGATGCCGTTTGCGTTAGCCAAACTCATCAAACGAGACAAAGCCGTCACCTCAGCCACAACATCATTGAACTGCGACTTCTCGATCAGGCCGGCGCGTTCTAGTTGTTGCATCAAAGCATCTTGGGCAGCCGGACTCAAACTGTTGTAAATCTTGGGCGCATAGTCGGCAGGGTAGGGTTGTACTTTATTGTCTATTTTTTCGACTTCACCTACTGAGTTGACAAGACCAGGGCCGTCATACGGAATCAGTTTTCCGTTCTCATCAAAGATAAATCGAGGCGGTACAGCACCCGCACCACCCAGAGTGTCAACTGCTCGTAAATCACGAATCGCATCGCCGGCCTGCTCATTAGCCTGCGACCCGCCCTGACCCTCACTTTTCTTCCTCGAAGCCATAACTATTCCTCGCTATCCAAATCAACTTCCTGCAACAACAACCGCTCCCACAAACGACTGAAATCAGG